AACTAGATGAAGCCAAAAAGGATTGTCGTATAGGTGGCATCGTAGAAAAAAATATCTCTACATTGCCGGGTATCACCGAGCATCGTTTTAATCAATTACAAGAAATCGAAGCAGTTCTCAACTATCTGAATATTCAACTAAGGAAAATTAGACGCAGACACTTTCAAAAATATCTCGAAGGATATGCTCGCGCACTGACCAGTCGCGATGCAGAAAAATATGTAGACGGTGAAGATGAAGTTATTGATTTTGAAACCATAATAAATGAAGTTGCACTACTACGTAACAAGTGGCTAGGAATCCTCAAAGGACTAGATGCCAAACAGTGGCAAATGGGACACATAGTCAGATTGCGCACAGCAGGTATGGAAGATATCAGAATATAATGTTTTTTCATAATCAACAACAAAGTCATGAACACAGTTTAGAAACTCTAAACTGGTTATACGAACATGACGATTTCATGGCCAGTATTGATACCTTGATTGATTTGGGCTGTGGAGATGGCCTGGACATTGAATGGTGGGCAACCAGAACCACACGAGATGAAAATCCTGTGCCATTAAACATCAACTGCACCGGGGTAGATCTATTGCCAGAATTATCTATTGCTCGTCAGTACAAAAATATTGTGTATCAAAAAAATAATTTTGAAGAACAAATTTATACTCCTAAAAGTAAAAAGTACGACGTACTATGGTGTCACGATAGTTTTCAATATGCAATAAACCCATTGGCCACATTGAAACTGTGGTGGAATATAGCTGCACCCGGTGCGATGCTTTGTTTGATATTGCCTCAGACAACCAACATTGAGCACCGTAAACTGAAATTTATTCAACCTCAAGGTTGTTACTACCATTACACAATTGTAAACTTGATTCATATGTTGGCGGTGTCGGGGTGGGACTGCGAATCGGGTTTCTTTAAAAAATCTCCCAATGACCCTTGGTTACATGCAGTGGTATATCGCAGTGATCGTGAACCTCAGGATCCAAAAACAACATCTTGGTATCAACTTGCAGAACAAGGCTTGTTGCCCAAATCAGCTGCGATCAGTGTACTCAATCACGGATATGTGGTACAAAATGAGCTAGTGTTGCCATGGCTAGATAAAAATCTAACTTGGTTCGGCCAACATTGAAATATGTGGCCAAAGTATGCGTATGCACACGACATGCCTGGAGAAAATGCCAAATGGTCACTGACTCCTTGGCGACTCAAGGGGATGAAAGAATTTGCAAGAGTAACAGACATACCCAGTGACTATGTGTTGATCAGCAGTCATCATCCGCCCTGGCGCGAACCTTTGCGCAGTTGGATTGCTGATGGTAGGCCTTATATTGAAATTGAATATGGATATTGGGGTCCTGATACGCCACGTAGACAAACTGCTAGAGTAACCTACAATAGCCATCATAACTTAAATATCCGTGCTGTTCCTTACAGTCGCACACATTTGTTTCCTGTACCTGAACACAAATCTTGGAGAACAACTTCAGGAGAATATGTTCTAGGTATACAACCTGTGGAATCTATATTGTTAGAGCGCACTGGCGAAACACTGGAACAATTTCGCCAGCGAATTAAAAATGACATACAACCATATTGGTCAGGTCCTATTCAATGGCGCAAAAAAATTGGAGCTAAGACTGCAAGATTTGAAACATTTCAACAGCAGGCACTTGGCGCATATGCAGTTATAGGAGAACGCACTATGTCCTGCGTTGAAGCCTGTTTGTTGGGAGTTCCTGCCTACACCGTAGACAGATCGATGACCACACTGCTCATGGGCGGAGTCGAGAATCTGGCACGACCGCAATACCCAGATCGAACAGCATGGTGGGAACACATTTGTTGGAGCCAGTTTAATAGAAACGAGTTTGAAACAACCATACCTGCAGATTTAGTAGAACAGTATCAAATCCACCAATAAATATCGGCATGAAAATCGTTATTGTTACTGGTGGATTTGATCCGTTGCATTCGGGTCACATTGCCTATTTCAAAGCAGCAAAAACTCTTGGAGATCGATTGGTTGTTGGTCTCAATTCTGATGAGTGGCTGGTTCGTAAAAAAGGCAGACCTTTTATGCCCTTGCAAGAAAGAATGGCCATTGTGGGCAATCTCGAGGTAGTTGACGAAGTTGTAATTTACAACGACGACGATGGTTCTAGTTGCGATGCTATTCAACTGGTCAAGGCACGCTACCCAGCTGCTGAAATTGTATTTGCCAACGGCGGCGACCGCACACAACACAACATCCCTGAGATGAGTGTAGAAGGTGTTGAATTTGTATTCGGGGTAGGCGGACAAGATAAAAAGAATTCTAGTAGTTGGATACTGGAAGATTGGAAAAAGCCCCGAACACAACGTAGCTGGGGTTATTATCGTGTGCTGCACGAAGTTGGTTCACACACCAAGCTCAAGGAACTCACAGTCATGCCCAAAACATGTTTGAGTATGCAACGTCACGAGCAACGTGCAGAGTTTTGGTTTGTGGCCGAAGGCGAAGCTACGGTATATACTGTTGACAGCAAAAGCACTGACACAGAACTCAAATGTTCTATGACAATGCACGAAAACACTTGGATCTGTGCCAATGAGTGGCATCAACTGTGCAACGAATCTGACCAGCCTTTAAAACTTATCGAAATTCAATACGGTGACAACTGTATAGAAGAGGACATTGAACGCAGATGAAACCTATTCCTGTGTTTGTTGGGTATGACCCCAGAGAAGCAGTGACTTATCATGTGTGTGCTAATTCTATAATTAGAAATGCATCGGCACCTGTGGCTATTATACCATTGGCCTTGAATCTGTTTGAGGACTATATCGAAACTCACACCGATGGATCAAACCACTTTATCTATAGCCGTTTTTTGGTTCCACATCTAATGGAATACACAGGACATGCTATATTCATTGACGGCGATATGATTGTGCGAGGAGACATTCTGGATCTTTGGAATTTGAGAGATGTTTACAAGGATGTACAGGTAGTCAAACACGATTATAAAACAAAGATGCCTGTGAAATATTTAGGAGCAAAGAATGAAGATTATCCAAGAAAAAATTGGAGTAGTGTTATTTTATGGAATTGTAACAGTTTCCCTAATCGCAAGCTTACTCCTGATTATATCCAGCGAAGTACCGGTGCTGAACTTCATCGTTTCACCTGGTTAGACGATGCTAGAATTGGGGAACTACCACCTGAATGGAATTGGTTGCCCGATGAATACGGTGCAAATCCCAATGCCAAGCTGTTGCATTACACTCTGGGATCACCATGCTTTCATGAATTTGCTACTACTCCTCAAGGAGATGAATGGCATCACGAACGCATGCTGACCGATTATTGTCAGCAAAGAACGTGAAAACTGTATTGTGCATTAATCGAAAAGGTCCCGATATGGAAATTCAGGACCGACAGGCAGCATTTGTAAATCGTTTCGCTGAAGGGTGCAACGGTAAACTACTGTCGGCAGCTGAAGCATTCGAATATCCCATTGAATATCCAATTTGTGTTCGCGGCATGAAATTCACTCGCTGGGTTAAATTGGCGGCTGCCCAAGGCAGAGAATACTATTACATTGACAACGGATATTTTGGCAATCACGGCCGCAAAGTTTACTTTAGAATTATCAAGAACAATGTGCATGATGTGAGAAGTATTATTGATCGTCCAGCAGATAGATTGGTACCTTGCGAGGTAAAGTTAAAAAACTTTACACCTGGGAGTAAAATTTTGTTGGCACCGCCCAGCGTCAAAAGTTTTACCATGTGGGACATAGATCAGGAACAGTGGATTGCAAAAACCATTGCTGAAATCAAAAAGCACACTGATCGCCCCATAGAAGTTAGACTAAAACGTCCAAGAAATGATCGCATGGCAGTGGACACAATAGAAGAAGCACTAGACAATGATGTTCATTGTTTGGTCACATACAATTCGGTGGCAGCATGCGAAGCTGTTATGTTAGGTAAGCCAGCTATTACGCTAGGTCCTAATGCTGCTGGTGTGGTGTGCTCTAATACTCTTGCTGAAATAGAAAATCCACATATCCCAACCTATGACGAACGTGATGCCTGGTTGCGTCATTTGAGCTATAGTCAGTTTACATTTACAGAAATGAGTGATGGAACTGCATGGGGACTGCTCAATGAATGATGTTCCTATTCTAGGGTACGCTAAGAAAGACAAGTGGGTCGGGCCTTTTATTGAATATCTTGATGGCAGGATGGCCACTATAGAAGAAATCTACGCCAATACAACTGTTCCCATGGTCTTTTCAGGGGTAAGCAAAAGTGCTGCTCTTACTCAAGCAAAAAAACACAATTTGCCTTGGTGGTATATAGATACCGGATATTTTGGAAATGCAAGAGATAAGATTTGGTTTAGAGTGACCAAAAACAGCCATCAAAATATCTATCCCGTTCGGCCACGAGATGACTTGAGATTAAAAAAGTTTAGACTTGACAGAACACAATACAAGAGAGGTCGTAAAATTTTAGTAGTGCCTCCTGATATCAAAGTATGTAGTTGTTATCAATTGCCCGATCCTGAGCAATGGGTCGCAGACACAGTGGACTTGATCAAACAACACACAGATCGACCCATTGAAATACGTTGTAGGCCTGCCAGCCGTCAAGTTCGCATGTTTAGTGATACCTTTGCTGCTACATTGCAAAACGATGTCAATGCTGTGGTTGTATGGACCAGCAATTGCGGAACCGAATCAGTGCAGCACGGAATACCTGTGGTTAGTCTGGGGCCTAGCTCTGTTATTCAAGTCAGCCAAGACATTGTACACATTGACAATTTGCAAGACTTGGATCAACAACGCTGCGAAGATTTATTGAGATGGCTGAGTTACAATCAGTTTACAATTGCTGAAATGCGCAATGGCACGGCATGGAAAATACTACAAGAAAATTATGAAAGCAATAATTAATCAGGAAGAATTGCTAGAACCGCTGGCTAGACGAATACTGATTCAATATTATAAACACAAGCAAGTTGATTACAGTAATGTATATCAGTATTTGCAAAAACTATCAAAGCAATTTGTCAAAACTGGACTGCTGAATATTGATTTTGGTCATGTGAACAGTGAATTGTTTGCCAGTTTAACAAAACACACTGACTGGTTGGTCAGCGATTATAAATCAAAATATCGTCCCTTGACAAACTGGTTAGAGCACAGTAATTTGGATATAGACCCAAAAATTCTGTTGAATTGGTATTCACTGTCTAGCCATCGAGGATTTACCAAGACTCTTGCATCTACAATAACTGCAAATTTTGAATGTATAACATCAACCAATGATGATTTTTGTAGCGATGTGCTAATTAGAAATGTCATCCACAATGAAAGATCAATTGCACAACGCCTTTCAGCAGGCAGTGATTTCTGGTTCACGGACACAGGGTATACAAATTTTCTTGTACACAAAGGCAAACCGTGGCATAGACTGGTTCGCAATCATGTGCATACAAATCTAAGTCATTTGAATTTTCCAGCCAACAGATTAGCTCTGTTGCCAAGCATGCCTGCGCCATGGAGAACCACAGGACATAAAGTGTTAGTGGTTGAGAGCAGTGACAATCATTATCAAATGTTTGGCACAGATAGAAACAGTTGGAGAGATTCCATCAGCAACGACTTGGCAAAGTACACCGACAAACCAGTTGAGTACCGTAGCAAATCATTGAATAAAAAAACTCGAGATTCTGTTTACAATTTATTGATGTCATCAAACGATTATTATTGTGTTATATCTGATTCAAGTGCAGCAGCGGTAGAAGCAATCTGGGCCGGTGTTCCTGTAATTACTTTGAACAAACATATCACAGTACCTGTGGCTCGCACACAGATAGCAGATATTAACAATTTATATCGCGGTCCAATTGGCGATTGGTTGTGTGCACTATCATACAGTCAGTTTACCAAAAAAGAAATGCTCGACGGAACAGCTTATAGGATCATAGAAAAATATCATGTATGATGTGGCAGTATATCTCAGTAGTTTGCCTCGTATAGCAGATCGCAACAGAAAAGTCCAAGTACTACAAGCATTTGCGCACGGAGCCAAAGCATCAGGTGCCAATACTATACTGCAAACTACATATCAAACTGTTCCAGCTAGGTTGGCAGTGATCTTGGGATGGGTTGGACAAACAATTGCCGGACCGCACATTGATTTGCGCCGTCGTGTTATAGTCGAGCAACAACAAACAGGACAAAAGCTAATGAGTGTAGACGGAAGCTGTTTTAAGTTTGCTGATGTTAACAGCGTGTTTCTTAGATACAGTTTGGATGGAGTATACTATAACACCAACAATTATGCAAATCAAAATAGCAACAGTGACAAATGGGAATTGATCAAAACACAACTTAATTTAGAACTCAGACCTTGGCGTCAAACTGGACAACATATTCTAGTGTGTGGTCAGAGAGACGGTGGCTGGGCCATGAAGGGCATAGATATGCCTGCATGGACATTACAAACAGTGCAACAATTAAGGCTGCACACAGATAGGCCCATCATAGTTAGACCGCATCCCAAAAATCCTATCGATGCTCAACTTTTTAACAAATATAAAAATGTTAAGCTCAGTAGCAATGCTTCATTGCAACAAGATTTAAACAATTGTTGGGCCAGTGTGTTCTTCAATAGTTCAAGTTGTGTGGCCAGTGTGTTGGCAGGTATACCAGTTTTTGCAGAAGATCCAGATTGTGTTGCCTGGGCGGTATCAAACAACGACCTGTCACACATTGAACATCCCAAGATGCCTTTGAGAGAACAATGGTTATGGGATTTGTCTGCGGCACATTGGAACGACAATGAAAGTCGTAGTGGCGATATTTACAAGAAATTTAGACCGTTTTTACCAACCTAATATAACATCATGGTTGACACGAGCCAATTGTTGAGCACCCCAAGACTTCAATAATTCAGCTGCCTGATACTGATTTTGTTCAGTTCTGCCAGTGTCTTTGTGCAGTTTTTGTTCTACTACAACCACAGGTTGAAATCGTTTGATTGTTTGTTCTGCGCCCAGCAAGATATTGTATTCGTAACCCTCGCAATCTATTTTTACATAATCAAAACGATCTAAGTTCAGCGAGTCTAATCGATACATGGGAATAAGG